AAAGCCGAGTACTACACCAGAAACAGGTGGATGTAATAAATAAGGGGGAGTAACATCCCCCTTAACTTATGGAGCATCCTATGATTACCAAAGACCAGCTACAATCATTCTTTGAAGATACCGATGAAGAGATCATCGATAGCTTCGTAGATCCACTCAATAAAGCAATGGAACATTTTGAGATCAACACACCATCGCGTATCGCGATGTTCTTGGCTCAAGTCGGTCACGAGTCCGGCGGCTTAGTTCACGTTAGAGAAAATCTAAACTATAAAGCCGAACAACTCTTGAAAGTATTTCCTAAATATTTCCGTGATCGCGATCCCCATGATTACGCACGCCAGCCTGAAAAGATCGCCAACTTAGTCTATGGTAACCGCATGGGCAATGGAGACGAGGACTCGGGAGATGGCTATAGATTTAGAGGACGTGGTCTTATTCAGCTTACTGGTCACGACAACTATAAGCACTTTGCCGATGCTATGGGTATTGGAATCGACGAGGCAGTCACCTATCTCGAGTCTCCTGAAGGTGCTGCAATGTCTGCTGCTTGGTTCTGGAATAGCCGTCATCTTAATGCTGTCGCTGACGCCGGTGATGTTGTAAAAGCTACCAAGCTCATCAACGGTGGAAACATCGGGCTACAAGAGCGCAAAGAACTTTATGAAGAAGCGCTTGAAATTTTTGGTTGACATTTAAAGTCATCTGTTATATTATAGATTAATAGCAATCAACATGTGGAGTTATGATGACGTTCTACACGAATATATTCTCACGCGGTAGTAAGATCTATCGTCGTGGCTACTACCGTGGCAAAAGAATTAAGGACGTCATCAACTACAAGCCATATCTATTTGTTCTTAGTCAGAATGGTAGCTACAAGACACTCGACGGTCGCGGCGCTGAGAAGGTAGAGTTTCCATCTATCCCCGAAGCCCGCGACTTCGTCAAGAAGTATCAGGCCGTCGCTAACTTTGAGTTCTTTGGTCTCACCAACTATCAGTATGCGTTCATCAACGACGAGTATCCCGGTGAAATCGATTACGATCCCAATCTAATATCCGTAGTCAGCATCGATATCGAGACACCTACCGATCAGGGTTTTCCCGATCCACAGACGGCAGCTGTGCCTATCAGCAACATCTCCCTCAAGAAGAAAGAAAAGATCGTAGTCTTTGGAACTAAGTTCTATAAGTCTAAAGACTCCAACGTGCATTACGTCATGTGTAAAGACGAGCGTGACTTGCTCACCAAGTTCTTGATCTTATGGAATCATGAAGACTGGGTTCCCGACGTAGTCACTGGTTGGAACATCGAGCACTTCGATATCCCATACATCGTTAATCGCATCGCTCGAGTACTCGGTGAAGATGAAGTCAAGAAGCTTTCTCCGTGGGGAATGGTCAATGAACGTGAGATCGTTCGCGGCAAGTCTTCAAGCAACTCATCAAAAGATATCTCTCAGCGTGTGGATAGAGTTTATGAGCTGGTTGGTATCGCGTCACTCGACTACATCGAGCTCTATAAGAAGTTCTCATTCAAGAACCAAGAGAGCTACAAGCTCGATCACATCGCCAACGTAGAACTCGGTGAGAATAAACTCGACTACTCAGACTATGGTAGCTTGTTCGAGTTGTATGAGAAGAACTATGAGCTGTTCGTCGACTACAACATTCACGACGTAGTCTTGGTCGATAGACTCGACGACAAGCTCAAGCTCATCGAGCAGGTCATGGCTTTCGCTTACGACGCTAAAGTAAACTATGGTGATACTATGACTACGGTTCGTCCGTGGGACGTCATCATCCACAACTACTTGCTCAGTCAGAAGATTGTTATTCCCCAGAACAAGAAGCATCGTATCTCTAGCGATCTCGTGGGTGGATACGTCAAAGAACCTAAAGTCGGCATGAGCAACTGGGTTGTATCTTTTGACTTGAATTCTTTGTATCCACATCTCATCATGCAGTACAACATCAGTCCCGAGACTTTCGTCTCACGCGTTGCTTTCCCATCTATCGACTACATGCTCGATGGCACGTGGGAGTATCGCGATGGAATGGTTGCTTATGCAGCCAATGGTTGTACTTACCGTAAAGACAAGCAGGGTTTCCTTCCTGCACTTATGGAGAAGATGTATAATGATCGTGTCGTGTACAAAGAAAAGATGCTTCAAGCCAAAAAAGATTATGAAGCAACAAAAGATCCCGAATACGTTAAGCTCATCGCACGTTACCACAATATGCAACTTGCGAAAAAGATTCAGCTTAACTCCGCTTATGGTGCATTGGGAAATGAGTACTTCAGATGGTTTAGTTTTAACAATGCAGAGGCCATTACCACATCTGGTCAACTCTCGATTCGGTGGATCGAAAGGAAGATCAATCTCTTTCTCAATCGACTCCTCAAGACCGATGGTCGGGACTTTGTTATAGCATCCGACACCGACTCCATCTACGTTGAGATGGGGCCCCTCGTCGAGAAGGTTCTCGCGGGTAAGTCAGATACCGAGATAACAAAAGCCCTCGATGAATTCGTTGAAGCAAAGATCCAGCCATACATCGATAAATGCTACCAAGAGCTCGCTGACATGATGAATGCTCGCGAGCAGAAGATGAAGATGAAGCGTGAAACAATCGCTAACAAGGGTATCTGGAAAGCAAAGAAGATGTATATCCTCAATGCTTGGAACATCGAGGGTGTGCAGTACGACAAGCCTCAGCTCAAGATGCAGGGTATCGAAGCGGTTCGCTCATCTACACCCGGTATCTGTCGAGTGGCTATTAAGAAAGGTCTTGAGATCATCATGAATAAGACGGAAGAAGACTTACATAAGTTTGTATCTGACTTCCGTACTGACTTTGAGTCTCAACCATTCGAATCAATCGCTTCACCGAGTAGCGTCAAGGGTCTCGAGAAGTATCGCCATCCGACTTCAATCTTTATCGATGGTACGCCCATGCATGTCAAGGCAGCTCTCATGTTTAATGAGTTGATCAAGAAGCAGGGCCTCAAGAACATCCAGCCCATCAGCAACGGTGATAAGATCAAGGTAGCTTACCTGAAGTCTCCCAACCCGATAAAGAACAATGCCATCGCTTCTCCAGAAGACTTGCCTAAAGAGTTTGGACTCGATAAGTATATCGACCGAGAAAAGCAGTTTTCTAAAACGTTCCTCGATCCACTGACTCATATCACGGAAACTATTGGATGGAACACGGAGAAGAAAGCAACTCTCGACGCATTCTTTTAAGTTGCAGGGGTTGCATAACCGATAGTATCGATGGCGGCGCATACCTATGCACGATTACTAGTCCACACTGTATAAGGAAAAATCAAATGAGAGACGATGACTTTGGATTTAGCTTGGTGTCCGAGCAAGAACTCAAGCAGCACGAGGAGGCACTTCGAAAGAAAGTCGAGGAGCAGTCAAAAGTAGTGGTGAAGACTCAGCAGGATCTTACCGATAAGTTGCATGGCCTCCGTGACATGATTATGCCTCTGCTAAATAACTTGTCTAAAGATCCTGAGAAGACTTACATCCTCTGGCCGGATCGTTCTGAGAAGATCAAAGCATTCATCAAGAAAGTTAACGACTACGTAGACGAATGATAAACTGGCTCGCTCTGCTCGTGGCGCTGGTAGTATCTGGCGTCTCGGCTTACTTCAGCATCATAGGTCTGACTACACTGTTCTCCTCCGCGTTCATTCCGGTGGTAGTAATGGGTGCTTCTCTAGAAGTAGGTAAGCTCGTAACTACCAGCTGGTTGTATCGCAACTGGAACACATGCCCGTGGCTACTCAAGTCATACTTGAGCGTAGCTGTAGTGGTGCTGATGTTTATCACGAGCATGGGTACGTTTGGATTCTTATCTCGAGCACACATCGAGCAGCAGCTAAACATATCTACTGGCGACGCCGATAAAGTTTCAATCATTGAGTCTCAGATTGAGAACAAGAATTCTATCATCGCCGACTACGACAAGCAGCTACAACAGATTGACGATGCACTATCTAAGATAACGGAGAAGGGACGCGGTGAGTCATCATTACAAGCAGCAGACAAGCAGAGGAAGACGAGGAATGAGCTCGTGGCGAAGAAGAACGCTGAGCTCGGATCGGTCGCTAAACTTAAAGAAGAGGTCGTTGGGTTACGTTCAACCATTAGAAAAGTTGAAGCAGAAGTTGGTCCTCTTAAATACATCGCCGAA